TATCTATAGGCTTCTTGGTAATGTTGGAGAATGAGATAAGGAAAAATGAGGCTAAGAGGTCTCGCATTTAATTTATCATAACACATCACGCTTGACCTGAGTAAGTCGCAAACTGCTCATATTTTTTAATCAAAAAGATTTGACATGAATTACTGGAATCCACACCTACCGCCTGAAGCTCAAAATTGGCATTTAGAATATCCATGTGAACCGATTGATGATGAGCCAATGGATGTTGAAGAGAGACATGAGCGTTAATCATTTATTTGTATGCTTGACCTGAGTAAGTCGCAAACTGCTCACATTATTTAATCAAAAAAAAATGACATGAAAGATTTGAAATATTTTTTATCTGTAATATCATTCTTAGAAGATGAGATGACAGAGGAACAAGCATCCAAATTAATGGATGAAGCCAAAGACAATTTATCAATATCAGATATTGAATACTTGTGTTCTATATGTCCGGGCAACGAAATGTACACCCAACTTGATATGTACAATGCCGAAATGGGTGGATTAAACAGATATTAATAAGGCTAATTGAAACTGCTAAAATTTTTAAACTCTTAAAACAAAGTAACATGAAAGAAAATTATTCAAATTACCCCAGTTACGAAGAAATGGTTGAGGACGCCCTTGCCTATATGGATGATGTAATGATTAGAGAAAAGGACGTAGTCGCTGAGGATGGAAAAATCCTTGTAGAGTTTCAAGTTTGGGGTCAGCCCAAAGGAGAGATTGAAGAACAAATATTAACTTATTTTATATGCCCTGTATAATAGGGTTATCAAAACAGAGAAAATGAAAAAATTAAGCATGATAGAAACGATAGAAAAAGCTATTGCCTTTGGAGAAAAGTCAATGCTAACATCATTACTCATTGACGGTCTAAAGTATGTGCAAGAAGACCCAACTATTAGCGGATTGGATTTATTAAACAAACTAAAAAACATTCAAGATGAAAAAAATTAACATTAAGGGGACTGACTACGTTCCTGTGTCAGAACGAATCAAAGAGTTTAGGAGCAAGTATCCTGAGTTCCAACTGGTGAGCGAGATAGTATCACTTACAGAAACGGAGGTTATCTTTAAAGCATCTGTAATTAAAGATGGCGTGGCAGTAGCAGTAGGTCATGCGATGGAGGTAAAGGGCAGCACGTTTATCAATAAGACATCCCATATTGAAAATGCGGAGACTTCAGCCTGGGGTCGGTCATTGGCTTGTTTTGGAATCTTAGACGAATCGGTTGCGAGTTATGAGGAGGTAGCTAATGCACAAGCACAACAGTCTAAACAAGCCGAGACATTTAAGAAGGATGACAACAACATACCTGCGGATGTTTTTCAGAAGGTAGGATTAAAGCTGGAGGCGGTAGAGAACCTTGAGATGCTAAAGACGGCGTATAAGGAATGCGAAAAAGACATAAATAAATACCCGCAAATAAAGGCATTGTTTACGGCTAAGAAAATACTATTAAAATGATAAGCAGACCATTAGGAAGTATCGGTGCAAGTAGCATCGGTACTTTATTTACCAAGCAAGAGCTGAAAGCTAAGTCGGCGCAGTCTAAGGCTTTAGAATTAGCGGAGGAGCTGGTCAATGGTCAGCGCAAAGAATTGACTACTATTGCTATGCAGCACGGTATTTTTAACGAGGAGGAGGCTTATAATTTATGCGTTAAGCCGAATTGGAAGAATGCCAAATATCAATCCAGCGAATCTATACACATACAAGGCGAGTTATACGCTACTCCTGACGTTGTAGTTCCTGAAGAGTGCGTTATAGACATTAAATGCCCATATACGATAGATAGTTTTTTTAAGAACTTTGAGAGCGTATCGAAGAATTATTTAGCGCAGTTACAATGTCAAATGTTGGCAACAGAATTACCGAAAGGAATATTATTATTTTATCTGACATCAACGAGGATAGACGAGTATGGCAATAAGATAGAGTTTGACATTCCTATTCAGGATAGGGTTAAATTGATAGAGATTCCAAGAGATGAGGAAATGTGCGGAGAGATAATAACGAGGGTGGATGGATTGATGGAGATGCGAGACACTATTTACAAGTACCTTTGTAATGCGGACTTAGTTGGTGATGTAGAGTTTTTCGATTTGCATAAATACAACAAAGTTACACGGTATAAGGACAAGTCAAACCTATTGGCTTGGGGTGGTAAGCTGGTGCGCAATGCAGGAACGTATTATACGATAGAGCCGAAATAATTAATTAATTAAATATTTAGATATGTATCAAAAAGTAATTTTAGTAGGAAACTTGGGCAAAGACCCTGAGACGGTGGCTACGGATAAAGCCAAAATAATTAAATTCCCTTTGGCAACTAATGAGAGCTGGAAGAACAGTGCTGGTGAGTGGGAGCAAAAAGCAACGTGGCATAATGTTGTTATGTTTACCAAGTATGATGGTCAGGGCGATAATTTAAGCAAGGGTGCTAAGGTGTTCGTTGAAGGTAAGATAAGCAATAGCTCATACGAAGACAAAGACGGTGTTACGAAGTACAAGAGCGAGATAGTGGCGCAGAGAGTTAGTATTTTGTCATCAGACGAAATAACAAAAACTGAAACGGTAGCCAGTAACGAGGTTATAGATTTACCGTTTTAAGATAACTTTTTCATGATGTTTGTTTTCTGGTGGGGGCTTACGTCCCCGCCAGTTTTAAAAAAAAAAGATATGGATACAATAATATTTAAAGATGGAAAGCCATTGTCTATAAAGTCGCCTAAGTGGGAGGACTTGCACTCATATCACAGTCTTAGTGATGAGGAGAGGAGGCAATTAATAAGGAAGGATTTATTTGAGTATAAACTTCAAGAAGAGCAGGATGACATTTATTTTAATAATTTAAAAAAAAGACTAAATGGAATACGGGAGTAAATGCACGGCAAAAGGATGTCGCAACGTACATTATGCGCTTGGTTTTTGTACAAAGCATTACGGAGAAATAAGGCATTATGGGCATTTAAAAAATGACCCAACTTGTGTAGTATCTGATGACCGTCCAAAATGTAAGGCAGATGGTTGCGACCGTTTAAAATATGCTAAGGGTTATTGCATGAAGCATTATCAGAGGGTTAGATTGTATGGACATATTAATTATACCCGAAAAGCGCATAAAAAAAGAACTGCAACTTTTATTAAATGTAAGACTAAGGGGTGTAAAAATAATAATTATATCAAAGGTTATTGTAAGAAGCATTGCGTGGACGTAATACCTGAAAATACAATTTATGTAAGTAAGGATAAAAATGGGATTGGGGAATTAGATATAGAAGTAAAAGGATGTTTTGTCAAATATACAAATGGAGGTTTATTTAAGGACGATACTGGTAATTATTGGATGCGGATGGATAATGGCATATACAAAATTATTGACTTAGTAGTAAGGGATAAGAAAGCTAAAATATTTGAATCAACAGACATTTTATCACACGAGAAAAGGGTTGCTTACGACAAGTATATGCCTAAGATATATTCAACAAAACCATTAAGGCAATGATAGAGGTGATAAGGCACGTTTTGGGCTTGTGTGGTGAGCCTCATCCTAATTTACTCTTGGTCGGGGGTTCTGCTATTTTCAGCATCAGGTATTTTTTATTTGTAATTAATGGATATATTCGTTCACGAATTAAGGAAGATAAGAATGGATAGAGACTTTAAAGGAGTATGGATTCCAAGACAGATATGGCTATCAAATGATTTAACTTTACAAGAAAAGGTGTTTTTTGTTGAGATTAACAGTCTGAATAATGAACGGGGGTGCTATGCTAATAATAGCTACTTTGCAGACTTCTTTAATTTAAGCAAGACGAGGGTCAGCCTTGTAATTAAAAGCCTTATTGATAAGGGTTATATTTCAAGTGAAATAGTCTATAAGCAAGGCACAAAACAGATAGAAAAAAGAGTGCTTAGAGTCAGTGACCCCTATTTAACAAAAGTTAAAGACCCCTATTTAAGGAATGTTAAATACCCTATTTACGAAAAGTTAAAGGATAATAATACAGTTAATAATACAATTATTAATAATAAAAAAACAAGCAAAAAAGGAGAACGCTTTGAGCAGTTTTGGAACACATATGGCAAGAAGGTGGACAAAAAGAAGGCACGGGAGCAATGGGTGAAATTAAGCGAAGATGACATTAATCAACTATTTTATAAATTAGAGGGGTGGCTAAAGAGCCATCCTGAATTAAAGTACCGACCGCATCCGATGAGATGGCTAAGGGATAGACGCTGGGAGGATGAAATAGAGCAAAGTAAGACATCAAATGGTATTAAATACCTATAAAATCAATTTTAAGGGCATTTACGCTTGATTTAAGCGACTTTAAATAAAAAGTTATACCAATACACCAAAAATAAAATTAAACGCATTAGAAACGATTTAAATGGATAAAGCAAAAACGCAGGGAATACGATTTGTAGAGAGGTCATTACTTGGGACGATTGTTCTGAAGCCATCACTTTACATAAACAATGAGAAGATTTTGTCTTTTGCGTTATTCTCATCAGAGAAAAACAGGAAGCTATTTAAGATAATTACCGACCTGTATAGTAAAGCTGAGGAAATAGATTACAACTTGTTAAGCAACCGAGTAGCGCAGGACATAGGCATAGACTATAAGACTTTAGATAGCAACTATTTGGCTATGGCTGATAGTTCCAAATTTAATGATTATCTAAGTGAGGTCGTAGAGTATTCCAAGAAAAGCACATTAAGTAAGGCGATAACAGAGGCGAAGGATGGACTGTTGGCAGATGAGCCAAGTGACATTATTAAAGCAAAGCTAATGACATCGCTCCAAGATAATGAAATAAACGATGCTCAAACATTTCACGTATCTGAGTACATTAAAGATACGATGGATAGCGTTTACAAGGCTATGAAGTCTAATGGGTTGAGTGGAATAACTACTGGCATAACTAAGTTAAATGAGAGGAACGGCGGTTGGCAGGGTGGTGATGTTACAATTATAGCGGCACGAGCTGGGCTTGGTAAAACGACTATGGCAATGAACTTGGCATTAACGGCAGCGAGAGAAGGCAACCCAGTATCAGTATTTAGTCTTGAGATGGGTGGAGAGCAACTATTGCTATTATTAGCAGAAATAATAACTGGCGTAGAGACGGAAGACATAAGAGGAGGAAGAATAAACCAAGACCAAGTAAAAGCGATTGAGGAGGCTATGACTGAGGTTACTAAGTTGCCTTTATTTTTAATTGGTGGCGCAAGACCGATAGAGGAAATAATTACAAAAATTAGATTTTTGAATAAGAGGGTAAACCTTAAAATGGTGCTTGTTGATTATCTCCAGCTTATACAAAGTGGCAAAAGAATGAATAATAGGAATGCCGAAGTTGAGCACGTTTCAAGGCAACTCAAATTAATTGCTATGCCTAATGAGTGTAATTTATCTATGATAGTTCTCAGCCAGTTAAATAGAGGTTTAGAATCAAGGGCGGATAAAAGACCTATGCTATCAGATTTAAGAGACTCTGGAGCAATAGAGCAGGATGCAGATATGGTGTTGATGTTATACCGTGAGAATTACTACGACCATGAATGCACGGACAATACAACGGAATTGGCGGTTATGAAGAATAGGTTTGGCAAGACGGGAGTAATAAGGCTTACTTACGTCAGTCGCAAGTATGTAGATTGGGAGGGAGATATAAACCAAAATTATGACCCCGATAGATATACAGACAAAGAGGATATACCATTTTAATTAGTTTATATTTTTTTTTATAAACAATATAATTATTAATTTTATCACAAATAAAAAATAAACACATGGAAAAAGTTAGTTATAGAGATTTTATAGAATCAAAAAAACACCTTATAGGTGATTTTGGATTTAATCCTATTTGGTTTCCTGACGAGATATTTGATTTTCAAAAGGAGATAGTTAATAGGGCGGTTTGTCGTGGAAGGATGGCTATTTTTGCTGATACTGGATTGGGTAAGACAAGAATCCAATTAACAATAGCAAAAAACATCGTAAATAAGACAAATGGCAATGTTTTAATATTGACTCCTCTTGCGGTTGCTTTTCAATTTGTAGACGAGGCAAATAAAATAGGCATTGACGATATTGAGTATTCAAAAAATGGAAAGTATAGTAAAAAGATAGTTGTATGTAATTACGAAAGGTTGCATTTTTTTGATAGCAATCATTTTGAATGCGTTATTTGTGACGAATCAAGTATTTTAAAAAACTTTGATGGTAAAACGAAGTCGCTAATAACATCATTTATGAAGAAAATAAAATACAGATTTTTAAGCACTGCAACTCCTTCTCCTAATGATTATATTGAGCTTGGCACATCTTCAGAAGCGTTAGGTTATTTGGGGTATATGGATATGCTTGGAAGATATTTTTCTAATAATCAAAACTCTGTAGATAGTAATAATAGAAATATAGGTAATAAGTGGTATTTAAAACCTCATGCAGAGAATGATTTTTTTTCATGGGTTAATCAATGGGCTATAATGATAAAAAAGCCATCCGATTTAGGATTTTCAGACGATATGTATAAGTTGCCAAAATTAGATACAGAAACACACATAGTTAAAAATCAATCTCTTATAGATATTAATGGACAGGTTCAAATGTTTACCCCTATTGCTAAAACAATGAGCGAGGTTAGGCATGAACAAAAACAAACTATAGGTGATAGATGTATTAGAGCTGTAGAGTTGGCAAAAGATAAGACGTCTGTATATTGGGTTAATTTTAATCAGGAAAGTTCTATTATAAATGATTTAGATAAAGATGCTGTAGAAATTAAGGGAAGTATGAGCATAGACAAGAAAGAAGAAATACTTGTCGCTTTTGCTAATGGTCAATTGCAAAGAATAATAACAAAAGCTAAGATGACTGGAATGGGTTTAAATTGGCAACATTGCAATCATTCAGTATTTTTTCCTACATGGAGTTATGAGCAATATTATCAAGCAATAAGAAGGTTTTGGAG